CTGGGAACAAATACCGCTCAATGGTATCGTCCACACTTTGTAAGCGTATACCTTGAAACGAGGGCGCAAGAATGAGCAAAGAGCAGGCGGTGTCAACCCTCGACCCCACCTTTATGGTTTTGGGTGCTCCGGTTTTTGCTGAGCATGGGCAAGCCGTGATTAAGCAGGCGAACTGGACGTTCGGCAATCGTCCAATGATGCACATAAGCCAGATGACCGGAAAGCGGACAGGAGGCGCAGCGTCAACCCCCTCAAGCCTTGCACTAGAGTTTCGGGCGACTTCGGCCGGATCTGTTGAGGTTCTTAGATTTTACATTAAGATTTTGCCCGAAGCTGTCACATTGACGGCGGGCGCTGAGTGTTATTTGGCGGGGGGTGCTGGGTCGGTAAAGTTTACAATTGGATCATCAAGTCAGACAATCACATACACGCTATCGGACTCGGGCACAGAAAAAACCGTGTCTTTTTCTTCGGGCGCAACAGGCGTTGACTGGCAGCTTTGCACAATTGAACTTGAAAAGACTTCGGGCACGTCTGACATGCATCTTTCAAACTTCAGGATTCAAGATGATGTTGTAATATCGAGCTTGCCTGACCCAATACTGGAAGGAGATAATGAGACAGTGGACGTACAAGAAGAGGGAAGCGCGGTTGTTTTATCGGCGCGGAAGTTAAACTTTATTGGCGCAGACATAACAGCATCAGATGCGGGGTTAGGGGTTGCCAATGTCACAGTGTCAAGCAGCGGGGGTGGGGGCGCATTAACTGTGTCGGCTGTGTCAGCTGCAACCGTGACAGCTGCGGCTGATACGTATTACATCGTGGACAGCTCTTCAAATGCCGTTGCGATTAATCTGCCGGCGGCAGCTACCGCGGGAACGGGCGCACGAATAGCGGTCAAGGCGAGGACAGGCGCATCAAACACGGTTACGATAGATTCTAATGGGGGTGAGCTTATTGATGATTCAACGAGCTCTCTTTTACTGACAACAGATCAAGCACGGGTGCAAGTCACGTGTGACGGTTCTGGGTGGTGGATAGATTAATGATGGGAATAGGTACAAGCATATACGAGACAGGCTTAAGCACTCCAAAAACGGGGGACGTGTTTGAAGACAGAAAAAACGCAACAGGAACCGCTGTTTTGTGCTGGTCAACAGGCAGCGGCGGAACGCTTGTGATTGAAAAGCAGCTAAGGTCAAGCGGGGCATGGGTCCAGGTGTCGAGTGAGTCAGTCACAGCAAGCACGGCACTGATTATTGAGTACGCTTTTCCGCTAGGAAAGGCGCGGGCAAAGTTTACGCCGACATCTACGTCAACGCTTGTAGAGGTTGAAATTAGAAGCAAGGGGGGTGAGTAGAATGGCAGCAACCATAAAGAGCTTTCCTGACAAAGGAAACTTTCACGGCGGCAATATTTCAGAAGTATCTACGGCAAATATTGAGGATATACTTGCGTCTCAAAATGTTGTTATGGGAGACAGCGCAGCAGATGCGCACACGGTAAACGGCACTCTGCATTGGGCCAAGGAGGTCTCAACCCCCGGGGCCCCTGCTGCTGACGGTGGCGGAATTGTTTATGTCAAGTCTGACGGAAAACTATATTATATATCGGACACCGTTTCCGAGACAGAGTTAAGCACCTCGGGGGGTGGCGGAACAACAACAACCGGAGGCACTCTTATTACTGCGGACCCAGCACCGGCAGTCGCGGGCACAATGTATTTATGTGATGCGACATCAGCCTTTAATGTAACGCTGCCAACTGCATCAGCAGCGGGCAATGGTGGAGAAATAAATGTGTGTAAGGCTGCGGGCGCGAACAACATAGCCGTCCTCCGTGCTGGGTCTGACACGATAAACGGGGCAGCGTCAATCGTGGTATCGACGCTTTTTTCAAACGTCACGCTTGTTAGTGACGGCACAAGCAAATGGTATATCAAATGACATATCTATATGAGCCGTCCGTTTTTAGCCGCTCTTCTCTTGTGGTCGAAGATGCTTATACCTACACCCCGTCAGACGGTGATACGGTTACACTGGACCTAAACAATGGGAGTTATCAGCGAATCGTCCCTAGCGGCGCAGTCAGTTCGATTACTATTTCTGATACAATCACGGGCGCGAGTGATTATGCGGGTGCAGAACTGACGCTTGACGTAGAGCAGCCAACAACGGGTACCATGTCTGTGGACTGGGGAACGGGTATTGTGTGGTCTGAGGACAATGAGCCGTCTTTAACCGAGACATCGAGAGCGATCGATCAAGTTTCAATGCGTGTCGTCAAGCGTGTTAATTCTGATGGCAGTTTTTCGAATGCGTTGGTGGGTAATGATAGATCGGTGTCTATTGCTGCAACCCCTTCCGCGTTTTCAAATGATTACAGCATGGAACTTGTTCAGGCTTCTTCGCAGTATTGCGCGTTATCAAGTTCGGGTGCGCTCGATAGAAATCACACAGATCCTTTTTCTCTTTCGCTATGGGTACGTCCTACAGCGGCACTGACAGGTACCTTGCCGCTCGTCACGAAAATGAGCGGTGCTCCGGCTCTCGCTGGATACGCTTTGTATTATTATGGGGGCGATCTGTACATGCAGTTCCGCGCAGATCAAGCGACCAATAATCAAATTTACTGGTCCATCAGCGGCACCAGCACACCAGTCGACTCGTGGACACATGTGGTGATGGTTTATGAGTCAACAACAGTCGCAAAAATATACATTAACGGTACGGACGAGACTCCGGGTTCCTCAGGTGGTGGGGGGCTTTCAGCTACCTTGTCAAATGCGGGCACATTCAAGGTCGGCGCGTTCGACGCGCTTTCCGATTTTGTTGACGTGATGATTGATGAAGTATCCTTTTGGGAAAAAGCGCTTTCAAGTAGTGAGGTTACGGACGTCTACAACAGTGGCACTCCCGCGGACCTTACAGGCTCAAGCGACCTGGTCAGCTGGTGGAGGTTTGGCGATGATGCCTCTGACGATTTTACCGGAACCACTGGACAGATCACAGATCAAGTAGGGCCAAACGATCTTATTCCCTACAATACGACGTCAGCAAACAAGGCCGCTGACGTTCCATAGAAGGCGAGAAAAAATGTACTTAATTATTAATGCAAACGCACTTGCTCAGCACATCGAGAATTCAACATCAAGCACGCCTGCTGAAGTCAGGCATTCCGTCGACGGAACAAAAGCAGTTTTGAAGATGAAAATGCCCACGGCCGAGACCATCAGCCACAAAGAAGTGGTTGAAATTTTAGCAACTGCCGATTGGGAGCAAAAACATGACTTATAAGATTCAACACAGGCAAAAAAAAGCAATTCGATTTGATGGCGTGAACGACAAACTAGCCTATACGCCATCCGGAGCGGGTGTCGCAAATTTGGACATGAAACCGAATGAGGCTTTTTCTATGTCGCTATGGACAAAACAGATAGGAACCGGTGGAGACAGCAACTGCATGCAGCGATGGAATGTGGGATCTGGCGGCATTGCATTTGGATTTTATGCCGCTGTTAGCTGGTCAGGACAGAGCTGGGTGGATACTCTAGGGGTCTTGATGACATCCGAGGGGGGTGCTGCTGCAATTACGTTATCGAGTGAAGCTGGCACTGGGGCAAGGACAACCTTGCGCGAAACAAACAACTGGGTGCATATTTGTTTCACATACGACGGCACAGGCACAGCGGCAGGGTTAAAGCTTTTTGCAAATGGAATTGATGTTACAGCGGCACAGGTGCTACATAACGGAACGGCGGCTCAGTTTATCGACTACGCAGCTGGAGCCAGAATTGGCACTGGGGCTGACCTCCAAATCGGCACAGATTCGGGTTCAGGCACAAAGGAGGCTTGTTATTGCCAAGTGGCGGTGCATTCGATTGCGCTCACCGCAACGCAGGTTGCAGAAATCTACAGCGGTGGCACCCAGAACTACCGCCCTGGGCCGTGCGACTTGACGCAACTGTCAACAAGTTCAAGCCTTGTAGGATACTGGTTGGGAGATGGCTCATCTGACACAGTGTCTACGATTCAAGATTTATCAGGCAACAGCTTTGATATGACAGGCAGCAACTTTTCAGCGGGCGCTTTGATGCCTTGTAGGATTTATTAGGTGCCTAAATACTCAAACAGGTCTGCAATCAAACTTGCGGAATGCGATGAAAGACTTCAGCGGGTATTCAATGAGGTAATAAAGACGATTGACTGTACGTTGCTCGTTGGCCACCGAAACCAAGAAGACCAAGAAGAAATGAAAGACACGGGCAGGTCACAACTACAGTGGCCTGATTCGAATCACAATAAAATTCCTAGTCGAGCAATCGACGCGATCGGCTATCCAATAGACTGGAATGACCGTGAGCGGATTACCTTGTTTGCCGGATTCGTTTTAGGGACAGCCAAGCAAATGGGAATAGATTTAATCTGGGGCGGAGATTGGAACGCTAATTTTGAAACAGCGGATAACTCGTTTGATGACCTAGTACATTTTGAGCTTGTGGAGGATTAGAAAAATGGATGGAAACAAAAAGTTTTGGCAAAGCAAAAAATGCCTAGCCTATCTTATTTTGATGGCTGCAAGCACAGGCATTATTCTTGCTGCTATCGCGACAAGGCAAGCCACTGAAGTCATAAGAGAGGCGATCTCTGCTTATGGTCTAGCCGTCACAGCTGCATCTGCTGCACTGATAGGCGGTCAGTCATACGTTGACAGCAAGATTGCAGGGCCGGACAAATGAAAGTCATTGCCTGGTTGTCTTCCTTGCTTGTTGCTCTTGTCGGGTTCTTCTCAATCAAAAAGAGAATCGAGGCAAGGGCCGTTGCAAAACAGCACAGGCGACTAAGCAAAGCGGTTCGAGTAGTTGAGAAAGAACTCAAGAAGAACGATCAAAAGATTGACGCGATAGCGCAGGCTAAAATCGAGACGATAAAAAAGGCAACTACTGAGATTCTAAGCAGACAAGCAACAGGTACAGATGCAAATGCACTAATCAAAAAGGCGAAGGGCAGCAGATGAATCTAAGCAAGCCCACAATTATTGCAATGCTTGCGGCTATGCCTAGCAATGCACTAGGCCAGTGTCCCGAAAATGGACAGCTGAATGAGTGCGAGCTTGCCTTGTTTGAGACCGCAACAATTCTTGACAGCAAACAAAAAGAGACGGCAACAATGCTTGGAGCATGTCAAGCAAAGCTGTCAGTTAGAACCAGCACAGTCATTAGGGAGATCGTGAAACCATGCCCAGAGACAGAAGAGCCAGCGCTGAACGATTGGCAACTTGTGTTGACAACGGGCCTTGCGGGTTTTGTTATCGGGGCGCTGGCTGCACTGCTTGCGGGATAGCCAATGCCTACTCGGACAGAATGGGCTGAAGAGTTCGAGCACATAACAAGAATATTCCCTCAACGTCTGTCTGAAATGATGGGAGACATGACTTATTCTCAGCTTTCTTTGTTGTCTGGTGTCAGTCTGTCAACGCTAACCAATTGGAGCCAGGGGCGCACCGTCCCGCATTTGTGCTGTCTTTTTGCCGTGTGCAATGTGCTCGACGCGTCAATTGATTGGATAGTCGGACTTGACGAAATAGCAAGCCTGCAACCTCAAGACAATAGCGAGGCACCGCAGGATGTTGTGTCTGACACGCAACACAATGTGTACTACATACAACCCGCTAATAATGAGGATAAATAAATTGCTATTTTGGGCATGTGTTGCGCAACTGGGCAAGCGAAGAGCTTGCAAAAGAAGAATCGAGCCGGCTGAGAAGGCTTAGCGCTGAAGGCCTAGGGCGCAGAAGAATTGCAAGACAAATTGCAGAGCAGACGGGCAGGGGTTGCACTTCGGGTGTAGTCGGAAATGCTCTGGGCTTGCTGGGCATTCATAAGCCGAGAACATCAAGCCGGGTTTATGTGCTCGAACCGTCTCCGCCTGAAGACCATCAAGCAACAATCGAAGAACTGTTAGAGGACAGAAAAAAGGCGTATAGACGAAAGGCAAACAAAGCAAAGTTTCATGAGAGGACCTTGCAGTTATCACCTGAACCGTTTGGTATTTTGCTGCATGGCGATCCACACCTTGACGACGATGGGTGTGACTTCGAAGCGGTTGTAAAGTATCTTGAGCTAGCCCAGCAAACGGAAGGCATGTTTGGGGCGACAGTGGGAGACGCGCTAAATTTATGGATTGGCCGACTTGCAAAAAAATACGCTGATTCCTCCTTACTTGCTTCTGATGGTTGGCGGTTGACAGAGTGGTTTATCAATTCACACTCTGCCGGGTTTCTTGCATTTGTGTTTGGCAATCATGACAGCTGGGCAGCCGGGCAAGGTGTAGACCCCATGTCTGAGCTTTGCAAAAAAACGGGGGTGATTGTTCATGCGCCAGACGAAATAAGAATCACATTTACTTGGAAGGGCAGGCCAGAACTTGAACCAATTATATGGATTCTTCGTCATGACTTTAGCGGGCGGTCTTATTTTCACCCAACACACGGACCACACAAAGAAGCTATATTTGATGGTCGTGCGCACATTCTAACAGCTGGCCACATTCATCAATGGGGCGAATTAACTACAGAGCAAAGACATGGCCGAGTGTCCACGGCTTTGAGGGTTCGCGGCTACAAAAGATGTGACGAGTACGCGAAACAGAAAGGATTTTACGAGCAAGAGCATGGGTACGCCTGTGTTATTGTTATTGATCCAGAATCAACGGGGCCAGGCAGAATCAAGGTCTTCTGGGACATTGAGCAAGGCTGTGACTATTTGACTTTTATTAGGGGCGCAAAATGATTCCCTTCCCAAAATACATCAAGCTAGGTGGCCATAAAATCAAGATCGTCCGGGTGCCTGGGCTTGTTCAGGAGCAATCTGCTTTTGGTGAGTGGGACGACGGCAAATTGTGCATCAGCATCGATGCGGGCCTGTCAACCTCACTTGCATGGGAAACACTCATTCACGAAACAGTAGAGGGCATAAACAGTCACGCAGAACTAGAACTAGAGCACCACAAAATACAATGTCTTGGGCTCTTACTCCATCAAGCTCTTTGCTCGATGCTTGAGCGGGGGCAGAAGGAGTGATCAAAAATGTATTGGTTTATAGTTGTCTTATTGGTTTGGCTCTGGGTTGCGGCCCAGACAGAAAAGTGATCACGGATGAAAAAAACAGTCTTCATCTTGTACCATTCATGTGTCATTATTTTGGATTCCCCATTTCCGAGCTATCCGAATGCGCGCTTGCTTGTCCTTCGTCTCTTCATGCCGCCTATGACCTTGAAAAGTTTACCTCAAGCCTAGAATGTACTCACCCCAAATATTCATTGCTTCAATGTAGGATTGACATTTGATTGCCTCGAAAAATATGCATGACGATGTCGCTCTGAGAACTCTCAAGGAGTTCGTCGGGCAATCTAGGTTGCAAGATAGGAGACACCTGGCATTATCTGCATTGTCAAAACTTGTAGGGGTTCAGCAAATTCTTGACGCAAAAGACAGGCTAGAAGTTTCGCCAACAGTTAGAGGCGAACTTGACAGGCTCATGACTGAGATTTTAACCTGTGTCGATATTGTCCTGAGCAACCGATAATAGTTAGTCACACCTGACATCTAGCTTTGCACAGATCCGAGCCATGGAGAGCTGCACTTTGCCCAGGCCGCTCCTAAGCTCTTCATTCATCCGCCTAAGTTCCTCATTTGTTTTCTGCGCCCTTAGCTCATGCCTTTGACTTTTGGCCGTCACATCGGCTTCTAGGCGGCCTAAACGATATCTGGCTTCGCCTACCGCAGCAGCACCACCAACAAGGAGCATGACAAGAGGCCAGTAGGTAATTATTGATCTCAGTGGCGAAGGGCCTGCCATATCTATTTAAAAAGCAATTTTCGCAGAATGAGGCAAGGCAAGGGGTTAAGTGTGGTCTATAGCGCGGACAGCTGCGGGATAATTTGCAGAAATCGCAAAAAAAGCACGCTTTATGGCTTGCATTGCATTACCGCATATGCAAAGATACTCTTAGGTCGAGAGGCCGAAGGAGCCAACAAAATGAGAAAAGAACCATTCCCCCAAAAACTAGAAAACGGTCTTTTTGCTCTAGCGCGAGCAAAGCACGATAGCGGAGACGATTATGTGCTCGCCTTTGACGGCCGCGGGAAGTTTGCCACCTGGCATATTTACAGGGATGAAGGCGGGAAGGATGTGACAGTGTGGGGTCACTACTTTGAGACCTTTACGGGTAAGTCTCTTGACGAATGCTTTGAGGATGGGTTTCGCAGCCTGTTGGAACGGTCGGGCAGTGACGCCGTGTCATATGCTGAAGCATACACGCGCTTTAGAAAAATCGAAGAGGGCGTATAAATGAGCGCGCCTAAATTTTTGGTCACGCCCTGGAATTGGGAAGAAAGCGCCGACGGCGCCGCCGCAGCGGAAGCGCTTGAGGACAAACTTAACGCTTTGCCGCCGGCAAAAAAGAAAGAGTTGTTCTCGGCACTAAACGACTCAGATCAAGATTACCCGCAGTTTTATTTGGATCTCGAAGACGCGGTGATCAAAGAAACATTAAAAGAATACGCGACATGGCCACAGAGCGGCCACGGCTTGCAGGTAGAGGCGAGGGAATAACATGACTATTGCAAAAGTAGAGCACGAAGGGGCAAACGGGGAAAGGTGGACGACATACGAAGAAGTGGAGCACAAAGGCGCGGATGAAGCGAGAGAAGCTTTAGAAGATCTAAAGCATGAGCTGCCCGACGGTGTAGGGCACTATGTTTTATTTGTAACGGAAGCAGAAACCACCGCGTTTTTTGGCTCTAAAGACGTTGAAATCTTGGCAGATGAACCGGACGCAACCGCAAAAAGGGCGATTCTTGCACTCGGCAAGACGCTAATCGACGAAACCCCGGCCCATAAATTGGGCGATATTTGGCGCGAGTATTTTGATCGTTATGACGAAGAGCCGCGAGATCAATACCCACCGCAGGTAGGCAAAAGACACGCTAAAGAGTGGGCTAAAACATTCCCCTACGAAGAAGTAACGGCCGAAGAATTTGCACGGTTTTACCAGTGCGCTCACGCTGCAGTTTACATTCGCCGTGTAGACTCTCTCAAAGCCCTGTGATCAGGCAGGAAGAAGGCAGAATGAAACGCGGCCCAAAACCAAAGCCACCGGCCGAGCTTAAAAAAAAGAGTTTAGGCAATGTCAGAATGAGCGAGGAAGATCTCTCAAGCATCAAAGCCGCCCACGACGCCGAAGCACTAGGCCCCGAGGCCCGCCGGGTTTTCCTGGGTCTGGACTTTTCAGCATGGATCCGAAAAAAACTAAAAACCGATTGGCCGGCGGACTAGGCAAGGCAAGGGGACTAAGTGTGGTCTATAGCGCGGACAGCTGCGGGCGCAGCGGACGTGCGCGGACAGCTGCGGAAGCGTGAGCGCTTGTATTCTGTTCAGGAGGTCGGATGCCGGGTTTTGAGCGTTTTGAGTATTTTGAGGTTTTTGAGCGTGTGTATTTATTTTGAGCGGGGGTTGACAGCGGCTAAACGGTCGTTCACCCTGAACACAGTTATGCATGCGGGCAATCCATTGCTAGGTCTTTGGACTTCGAATCCAAAGGTTACAGGTTCGACCCCTGTAGGGTGTGTCAGTTCTCAAATTCGTCCGAAATTCGGACAACTTCGAACAAATCGGGATTTTCTGCTTAATTTAGGCCCGGCTTTTCATGGGCCCGGTGCTTGCACACCTCTTTCCTGGGGTGATTTCAACAAAACAAAAAACAGGAGTGATGGTGCGGAAAATAGACTTTTCGGCCGTAGATCAACGGCCGGGGGGTTTTATTTGCTTCGGGGTTTTTTGCGGGCAGTGGCTCGCAAGAAGAAAAAAGGCGCGGAAAAGCTGGGATACGGACGAAAACCGCATCAATTCCTATTTGAGGCCGTCGCCTCTTTGGGGGATGCAGCTCCACAAAGTGCGGCCGGCCCATGTTGCGGGCATAGTCGAAGCGCTAACGGGCGCGGGCCTATCCCCTGCAACTGTAAGACGGCTTTACAGTCTATTGAGCGTGATTTTCAAAGATGCAGCGGTGCGGGGCTACATCGCCCAGACGCCCTGTATTTTAGGGCCGGAACATCTCCCGAAAAAAGCGCAACCATCGATTCGAAAAAAGGTCATTGCACGGGAGGAATTTTACAGGCTTTTCGCTGCGGTATCTTTGCAAAGACGCGCCATCTACTCAGCGCTTTTTTTGACAGGTGCCAGGGTTGGCGAAATTGCGGGGCTAAATTGGGGAGATTGGGACAGGTCTCGAAAGCCTTTGGGCTCGCTTTTTGTCTCACGTCAGTTTCACACGGGCCGCGCACGAATCGAAGAGGGAACAAAAACAGGCACGTGCAAACACCTGCCGGTTCACCCTTTTTTGAATTCAGCGCTTTGCGCCTGGCGTCTTCAGTATCAAAAAACCACCGGCTATTTTCCAGAAAAAGAAATTCCGATCTTTGTCACATCAGTAAAGCGCCAACACTGGCGGGCGGATTCTTTGCGCAACCAATTCAAGCGAGATCTAAAAAAAGCGGGGCTAGATACCAATCATACACCGCACGACTTCAGACACAGTTTTATTACTCACGCCCTTGCGGGCGGTGCGGATTCTCGGGTTGTTCGAAAAATAACACACCCCAATCCGCGGGACATTATCGACAGATATGCACATCAGGGTTGGCCGGAGCTTTGCGGGGCAGTCAGCAAGATAGAACTAAAGGTGCAGATTTTAGCAATCTAAGGGGGCAGCTATGCAATTAAGCATATTTGACGCAAAGCCGTTTGGGGGCGTGGTTTCAGGCGGGGAGGGGCGGAAGCTCGCAGAAGCGCGGGCGGAAGTCGAAGCAGGCCGCGCTGAAGGAATCGAGTGTCCTTGTTGCGAGCAGTTTTGCCGCATCTACAGAAGAAAACTCAACAACGAAATGGCGCGGTGGTTAATCTGGCTTGTGCGCCAGGGCAGCGGCTGGGTTGACGTAAAAAAAAGCAACGTGCGCGGGGGCGACTATGGGAAACTTATACACTGGCAGCTTGTGGAGCAAAAAAGGAACGCAGACACAGCAAAGCGCACGTCGGGCCTGTGGCGTCATACACAAGCCGGCGCGGATTTTGCGCACGGTCGTTCGCGGGTGCCGTCACATGTCTTTATTTACAATAATGCGCCTGTTGGATTTAGTGATCTAACAATAGACATAAGAGAGGCGCTCGGGCGCGGGTTTGACTACGCTGATCTAATGCGGGTGGCTGAGTACCCAGATCGTCAACACTTACAGACTTAAGGGGGAACAATGAAAAAGAACGCAAAAATAGACACGTGGATTCAGGGGCTAGACTCTGAGCACTATTTGTCTAGACAGCCGATCACAGGACAATGGAACAACTCAGGAGACGAAATTTTGAAGAAAATGCACCTACGAAGGGAGCGCGCAAGGGCGGTTGCAATCGTAAAGGGCCTTGGGCTTGTTGGCGCAGGGGCGGCACTAGCGGTGCTTGCGGGCTGGGCTGTTTTATGACTTTTGCAAAAAAAGTTTGGGCGACTATGTCAAAGATCGATTTGTCGAGCCAATATAAGCAAATCCCCCGAAAAGGTCCATATTTGCCATGGGGCCCGGCCTGGCGTGCGCTTAAAGAGAACTTCCCTGGTTCTTTTGACCGGTATTCCAACGAAGTGACACCTAATGGTGAGCTAGTGGTGACTTGCACCTTGACCGTTTCAGACGGAGAAAATGAGCTTGTTCACACAGAAAGGGTAAAGCTTGACGGAAAAGACAGTTCATTGGTGGACAAGGAGAAAAGAGCGCTCGTTAAAGCGATAGCTCGCGCAACTGGGCTTGCTTTTCATCTTTGCGAAAAAGAAGAAGCTAATTATGCTCAGTCAACTCAAAAACAGCCGCAGAAGGTCGAGCAGGACAAAGGCAAGTGTCAAACACTGGCTAGACTGAAAGAGCAAGCCGAAATCTTAGGGGCTGAGAACATACCACAGGAAATTGCGGGCCTAGCGAGGTCGGCAGATGTGAACAGACGACGGGCAGCGGTGGCCCGTCTTGACAAGATGATTGAGCAACAAAGCGGGGAAAAATGGACAGCGGTGAGAAGTTGACACGGTCGAGACTTGATCCGGTGTTTCTGGAAATTCCCGCAAAGCTGGTATCTGAAGCTAACCAGCGCGGACACTGGCGTAGAAAATATCAGCGGGGCAAGCAGCAAAAAGACGCGGTCGTGTGCGCCTGGCTTGCGGCTGGTCGGCCTACGATGGCACCGCCTGTCCGGGTTTTGATAACGCGGATTGGCCCTAAAACCATGGACTCTGACAACTTGGCGGGCAGCGCAAAAGCGGTGCGCGATGCGATAGCGGAAAAGGTGCTTAGAACAGACGACGGATCACCGCTTATTTTGTGGGAGTACGCGCAACGTCGAGCGCTGAAGCAGAAAAAAGAGAAATATGGGTGTGAGGTTGAGGTGGTGCCCTGGTCGGGTTGGAGGCTCGACGAGGAGTCAAAATGAGCCTGTCACCGCAACAAGCCGAAATACTCGAAGCGATTCGAAGCTATACAGACGCATGGGGATTCTCGCCGTCAATCCGGGACATATGCCGGTCGACAGGCAGAAGCTCCACGAATGCGGTGTATGAAATCCTGAGACGTCTTGAAAGAGACGGATTCATAACACGTGCGCCTGGAATCGGGCGAACGATACAAATAATTGGGGGAAAAGATGGCGGCGAATGAGGATATAAGGATTAAATTGGGCGTGTTTACACATCCCAAGTTTGAAGAACTAGAAGAAAGATTAGGGGCAGAAGGGCAAATAAGGTTGTTCCAGCTATGGGGGCGCGTTGCAATGCATCAACCGCAAGGAGTTCTCGACGGATGGACAGTGAAAACAATTGGGCGGCAAGCAGGATGCGCAAAGAGCGAGGCGGCCGTATTTGTCGAAACTCTAGTTGATGTCGGGTTTTTAGATTTTGACGGTACGACGTACTCTTGTCACGACTGGCTAGATCATCAGCCATGGGCCGCAACCGTCAAAGAGCGCGGACTATGGGCAAAAAAGATGAACGAAAAAAAGAGGGAAAAAAGACGCAAGCGGGAATTAGCCAGGCTTTTGACCGCTACGGAGTCCGGTACGGAGTCCGATACGGATACCGGTACGGATACCGCTACGGATACCGCTACGGAGTCCGCTGCGGATACCGCTACGGCCTACCACCTTACCAACTCCAACCCCACCACCTTACCAACTCCAACTCCTACTCCTAGACCGGCACCTATCCACGTAGTGTCATCAGAAACCCCAATTGATGACGTTTTGGCTCTTTGGGAAAAAATCTGCGTTCCAGCTGGATTTTCACGCTGCAGGCCTGTCCTGAATTCAGACCGCAATGCGATCTCGGCAATCTTAGATGAATACGCTTGCGGTGAGGTTTCAATGTCTGTCGCCCAAATTGAGCAATATTTCTGGGTGCTGGCTGACCTAGGAAGGACTGAGCCGTTTTTAAAAAACAAACCGATAAGATCGATGTTGAAGCCAGAGGCAATACGAGACGTGCCCCAAGGGGCATGGAATAGCGCAAAAAGAAAAAGAGACTCAAGACAGTCTGAGCAGATAGCGGAGCTTGCGAGGCAAGCAGAGGAGGCAGAGCGATGCGTGAATTGATTGGGCGCGTATCTGACAGCTTGGTCAAGACTCAGGCAAGCGCAACGCGGTCTGAGGTGCTCAAAAGCCTGGCTATCTTGTCCGCAGCTTTCCCCCGTCAAATGCCCGTCGACACTGCAAGGGTTTGGGCAACAGACATCGAAGGAATGCACGCAACTGCGGTTGACGTGCTTCAAGGATGCAGACAGCTTGCGAGGGATGCGGACGCGCCCACATTAAGCAGGCTGATGAGATGCATACGAAACAAGGTTAACGCGAATGACTGCGACCCTATGCCTGGCTTTGGTGAGTGGCGCGATTCATACCTGGCTCAGGTCGAGCCAATCGCTACAAGCTGCCGGCATGCGGAAAGACCGGGAGAAGTGTGCGGGGCGTGTGGGGGATGAGGTGAAGCGCGAAAGGCTAAGGATTAGTTATGGTGACGCTAGTCTGTCTTATGGAGATGGGTTTGAAGGGAAGGCTAGAAGGCTTAGGAGAAGCGCGGAGCTGATGGAGCAGAGAATCAAGGAGGGTTGCCCACAATTTAAACACGATCAATTAAGGGAGCGTGTAAGGAAGTTCGCAGCGCATAACCCAGAGTTGACAAAGGTGGAGACGAGTAGGCATTTTAAAATTAGCACAAAGAGGCTTAAAGAGTTTTTAGCTGACGGTGTTTCTTGGTGCGAAAGTTTTAAGCAATCTGCCCGAATTATCGGGCAAAGTATTGAAGAGGTTGCAGCGCAAAAAAGCGCGGGCAATGGGCATTGCAAAAAATGCGGATGGAGGCCTGGCAGGCAATTTTACCGGCAAGGCAACGGCCAGCCAGGCCGCCACAAGGCGCAGCACTGCACGGGTTGAGCCTGCTGACTTGGAAGGATATAGGATAAACCATGTGGCAAATAGAGG